TCCTTGAACTCGGCCTTCCACTTCAGTTGGACGACGGAGGCGCGGCCCAGCTCGGCCACCGCCTTGGCCACCTTGGGTAGGTCCAGCTTGCCCTCGGAGGCCATCAGCAACTTGAACAGGTGGTCCTGGACCAGGCGCATAAGGGCCTCGTTGACGGCGCCTTCGTCGTCGGGCGCCGCGGTGACCACGGCCTTGGCCTGCTCGCTGGATTGGCGCAGCGCCGCCAGGCGGTCCTCGAAGGTCTGGCCGTAGGCGTGCAGCGCGGACTTTTTGATGCTATAGCCGCGCGCTTCCAGCTCGGCCGAGAGCGCCTCATAGCCGGAGAAGTTGGACTCCACCAGGGCCTGGTCGAGCCAGGCCTTCACGTCGGGCGGGAGCTGCTGAACCTTGGAGCGCGGCGGCATGGTCAGGCGCTCCAGTACTTCTCGGGCCGGGCGATACCGGGGTGACACTCAATGGTGTACTCGGCAACGTCCACGCCGTAGTGGGTTAGGCCGCAAATCCACTGGCCGCTGGGCTTCTTCTCCAGGGTGACCAGGCTGCGGTCAGCCAGGTAGTCCAGCTCGCGGCGCAGCTCCAGCGCAGTGGCGTCCGGGTAGATGCCCTGGATGGTCGAGAGCACCACGGTTTCGTGCGGGTCCACGGGCCGGGAGGTGTTGAGAGTCAGCAGGATGAACCAGCGAAGAGACTCCCGGCGTGCTTTGGCGGGATCAATCATTGCGCGCTCCTTTGAGCAGGATGTTTTCGTACCTGAGCGCCAGGCCGTCGAGCTTGGCTTCGATGATCGAATGCCCACGCGCCCAGTCTTCGCGGCGGACGTACTCCAAGGGCAGGTCGGCTTTAAAGTTCAAGAAGGCGCGCTCCAGCTGCTGCAGGGCCAGTGCGTCCTTGTCCTGGCGCTCCAGGACCTTGGCGAAGCTCTCTTCCCAGTGCTTGCTGGCTTCCTTGCGTGCCTCGTCTTGGCTGGTGAAACGCTCGGACAGGCGCTTCTCGAACTGCCAGAGCAGCAGCTTGACCAGCGCGGTTACGACGGCGGCGAAGATGGACAGCAGCGAAATTGCCCAGCCGATCAGATCGGTTGCCATCAATGGCCCTCCACGGCGTCGATCAGAGCGTCCAACTGAGCGGCCGTGTTCCGGCACTGCTCGGCATAGCGAACGTGGTGGGCCAGGACGGCGCGCTGGTCGACGTCTGCGGGGAGTTGGTCAGCGGGGCTGCCGGCTCCGGTCGGCGCAGCAGCTCCGGCGGCAGCTGGATCGGCTGGCACACGGGCGCCGGTTGCTTCGTCGTAGACTCGCACCCAGCCGCGAGTAAGCAGGCAAGCAGGCACAGGCTTAGGCGGCGCATCGAGCGCATCCCGGTAGAGGTCGTTGACACGTGCTATCTCCCCAGCGAGGTGGTCAGTGGTCTTGCGGTGTTGGCGCTGCTGCTCGGCCAGCTCGTCGGCGAGCTTGTCGGCCCTGGCCTTCTCCGATGCCAGGCGATTCGCGGCGGCTTTGGCATCGGCCTCGGCCTGGCGGGCGCGCTGGGTGTCAGCCTCGGCGTACTGCCGCTGCAGCTGCTCCAGGGCGGCCTTGCCCTCGGCCTGGGCCTGGTCGTAGCCCTGTTGCCGCGCCATGGCCTGCATCGCCTCCAGGCCGGCAACGATCAGGAACAGAACAAACAAGACCGCCACCGGGCCGGCCAGACGCTTGAGGATGTCGAGCCAGGTCATAGGTCGACCTCGCACAGCGCTCGCTCGGCGGCGCGGCGCTTGACCAGGCCGTTGAGCTTCCGGCCGCCAGCACTGGTCCAGCTGGGGAGCTGGGCGCAGGCCTGGGCGATCCGCCCGGCCTGCAGCTCGCGCAGCATGGTTGAGTGGTTGCCGTTCTTAAGCCAAACGAAGCCATCCTTCACGCCCGGCTTGCCGGGGCCGACGTTGTAGATGAAGGACAGGAAGGCCGCGCCGGTGCTGGCCGGCAGCCGGTCGATGACCTGCTGCGGCACCCAGGCTTCGAAGACCTGGGCCGCTTCCTCCAAGCCCTGGCGGGTACGCTCGTCGCACTCGGCCGGCGTCGCCCGGTCACCGAGCCTGACGCCACGGGTCCAGCCGTCGCAGATGGTGGGGATGCCCACCGGGTCGAGGTAGGCCAGCAGGTTGCGGCCTTCGAAGCGGCCGACCACAGGCGTAGCGATCAGCAGGGCCGCCGCCAGGACGCGCGCCTTAATCCCCATCGCGGCCTCCCACCAGGGCCTTGAGCTTGGCCAGTTCCTGGTTGCCCTTCTCGGGCGCGGACTTCTTGAAGTCGCTGATGCGGAAGCTGGTGTCTTCCCTGCGCGGCGCTGGCTGGGGGCCTGCCGCCATCGACTGGCGGCGGCCGCTGATGAAAGCGCGGTAGGACTGGATTCTCGAGTAGCCGGTTTTGACGTGTTCGCTCACCAGCTCGCGCCAGTGCTCGGGGCACCTGGCCATCAGGTCCCGGCGGCGCTCCAGATTGGGCTCGGCCAGTACCAGCGCGGCATACTCGCGCGGGCTGGTGGGGGCGTGGTAGATCGGCTGTGCGTTCATGCCGCCATAGTGCTAAGGCGACGGGCGGCGTTTTAGAGGAAGGGGTTCAGCAGAAAGACAAAGCCCCGCGAGGGCGGGGCTAGTCGAAGAGGTCGCCAGGTGCGGTGGGGTCTGGCAGCACCTGGTTGAGGATGATCCAGATACGACGGTCGGAGAGCTTATAAGTTCTGGCCAGTTCCGCAACCACCACCCGCGCGCTCACGCCTTCGCGCACCGCCTGCTCGAACTGGCGATGAATCTCAAGGTCACGCAACCGGCGCAGCGCCACGTCGCAGCGCGGGATATAGACCACGTCGCCCCCAAGACGGGAGGTCAGCAACTGCGCCGCGTCATCGCCGACGATGTCCGCCAGCGCCGCCACCCGGATTTGCCCGTTGCGGTTAGCGCCCTTGGCGAACTCCCAGGTTGTCCCGCCCAGCTCCGTGACCAGGCGCAGGGCGGCGGGCATACCCACCACGTCGGCGATCTCCAGCACCTGGGCGGGCAGTTGGTCCCGCACCTGCTCCAGGTTCATGCTCATACGCGCCGCCCGTGACGCTTCGCGTCATACGCCAGGGCGGCGACCAGGCGGCCCAGCTGGCCGGCGTCCAGCCACTCCACACGTTCCACCTGGAACATCCGCAGGGCCATGGCGTCTGCGTAGCTCCAGGGGCGCCCGGCCTCGGCCAGGAACGCCTCGATCTTGCCAACCAGGGCCTGGCGATCCGGTGCCGCCTTCGGCGCGGCGCGGCCGGCCGGCTTCCGAACAGACTGCCAGCCCAGGCGCTCCAGCTCGGCCAGCACCAGGCCGACCTGGCGCGGTGAGAGTGCAGTAGAGGACCGCACGCCGGCCACGCGGCCGAGCAGTGCGCGGTATGTGTCGTCGTCCATGCCCAACTGGCGGCGGGCGATCTGGATCAGTTGGCGGCCCTTGCTGCTCATACCGACCTCCGTTTTCCGCGTGCTGCGAGGCGCTTCTGCATGGACGGCATTTCGTAGTAGCAGGCCTTGCAGTAGGTGTAGAGCTTGCCGTTGCTACCTTTGAAGAAGAACTCCGCGTCATACGGCCAGTATTCGTCGCACTTGCTGCAGCGCTGCTCCACGCCATCCAGGGTGGTCTGGAAACGGGGCTTGTCGATCTCTTCGTTGGCCGCCGCCGGGATGCCGGCGACGTTGATGGTCTCGGGAGTCATACCGGGTTCCTCGGGTCCATGGCGCTGCGGAACGCCTCGGGATGGCTGCGCGCCATGCCGGCCAGGTAGCGTAGGCCAAGGGTGATGGCCTCGGCTTCCTCTTCGAAGCCGCCGACCTGGCACATTGTGTCGATGTCGGCGCGGGTTCCTGCGTAGATTTCGAGCTTGAGTTTCTCTGCGCCCACGGCCTGCTTGTGCGCCCCCCTGCGGTTGCGCAGTTGCTGCTGGCGGTTGGCGTCCTGCTTGCGGACTTTGTCGGTGCGGGGCTTGGTCATGGCGCTACCTCAGGTCAGGGCCAGGGGCGCCGATCCACCGACGCCGTGGTTGAGCTGGACGCCGTCCGCCGCCTCGATACCCTTGGCTGCATCGAGCATGTCGCGCGCACCGAGCGGACCTTTCTTGCTGGTGCGATCAATGGCCTTGCCCTGCACTAGGTTGGGGTAGTGCTTGAGCATGTAGGCTTCGGCAGCCTGCGACGGAGCCTCAGCCCCGGCAAACTGGTTTACCTGCTGACGCACCGCCCAAACCCAGGCCTCGCAGAACAAGTCGCCGCGCTTGGTCTTGGTCGCCGGCTTGCAGCGCTTCAGCACAGTGGCGATGTACTCACGGCGCGCCTGGCGAACCTGGCGCAGCAGAATGGTCATGGTGTAGCCAGCTACCTCGGCCATCTCGCCAACGAAACGCCACTGGCCGACGCCGCCTCGGAAGAGCGTGCGGCAGGAGTATGCCTTCGCCACGGTGACGGAGAGGTTCGCTTCCCACTGGGCAGGCTTCACTTTGGAGCCGCTCCCAGCGCCGTGTTCGGTGACCTCGGAGAGGGCGACATCCCCCTCGCCGATACCGAACTTCTCCATCATCGCCCGCGCCTGGCGCATGGCGTTCGCCGCTTCGTGTGGGTTGCTGCTACCGGCCAGGCGCAGCAGTTTCTTGATTTTGTCCAGGGCCTTGCTGTGTTCCATAGGTTCCTCGGCTGCTCGTCAGTACCCAGCCACCACGCTGGGCAGACCGTCCCCGGTCAGGCCGGGGCGGTTTCGCTCAGTGGATTGTCGGTTTTCCGTTGGGGGCTGATGCCTCGGTCTGCACCTCGGCGCGCGCGGCCTTGCACTTCTCGCACTGGCAGTCGCTATTCATGGCAGCGCGCTTGACGGCCTTTGGCACTACGTCCTGGGCGAGCCTCATAAGCGCCACGGCGGTCAGTCCCGCAAACCCTTCCGGCTTGCCGTCGCCGGCCATGGTGACGCTCAGGCAACCGTTCTCGTCTTCGATGGTGATGGTGAACTTGCTCATAGTCAGAGGCCCTCCGGGGTGATTCGCCATAGGCTGTGGAGCCTGCCGACTGGCTGGCACTCCAGGCGCTCGATGCGGCACTGCAAGCTGGGGAAAACCTTCTCGGCCAGGCGCTGCACCGGAGCCACCGCGTCATGGGTGCAGGACGCCCGCTGGCCTCGAACCGTGCTGGTCACGTAACCCGCGATACCGTCCCACTTGACCGACACGTCAACCGGCCGAATCGGGTGGACTGCGACCACCTCATGACGGCACTCCCAGGGGCGGCCATTGCGTGCGGCTTTCACCACGCCGTCATGCTTGAGCGATGCCACGTTGAGGACCTTGGTGCCGGCCCACACGTCGGTCTGAAACGGCCAGCTCCGCGTGACGACACCGTCCTGGTCCAACTGCCAGACCAGGAAGTCCTGGTCGTTGTCTTGGAATACGACTAGGGTTCCGCGCATGTCACACCCCCAGCGCTCGGAAGGCAGGCCGATCCTGCTGGCCCAGGGTTTGGATGTAGCGAGCGATGGCGCCCAGGTTCTCGCGGGCGCTGGCCTCGGAGCTCACGCCCGGCACGCGGCGAACCACCGTTCCGCCCTCCGTCACCTGTGGCTCGGCGGTAGCGAGGATTGCCTGTTGCACGCTCGCCAGCTCGCCTATAGCGAGGGCGAAATAGCCCTCGCCGGGGCGCCCCTCGCGCAGCTCGATCAGGCCGTCGATGCGGCAGACTGCAAAGATTTTCGCCATGATCAGAAGTCCCCCAGCAGTCGGATGGGGTTGTGCTCCAGCTGGGGCGTAGACTTCCGCCGGGCGCGAGGTGCAGCCGGGACCGCTTCGGCCTGAGGCATGACCAACTGACCAGGGCGTACCACCGTCAGCTCTGCGTCAGGCGTCTCGCGGACGAGGTACTTGAGGCCTCCGCTGGTGGTGTAGTCGATATCCACCTTGGCAGCGCGGCTCATGATGTCGATCATCTTGAGGGCGTCACCTTGAGGCAGCAGGAATCGCTCATATCCCAGGGTGACGACGCAGAGCTGTTGCTTGCGAGCGGCCATGGTTACACCCCCGCGATGTCGAGCGGGATGGCCTTCCACTGGTCCGTGTCGCCGACTCGCTCATAGACACGGATGTAGTCCTTGGAGCCGGCAACCTGGCAGGCCTCGCCAATGGCTTGCATCGCCTTTTGCCAGCGCTCGTCGGTGATGTTCAGCCGCCGCAGCGCGAGCACGCGGGCGGTGCGGATTTCGCCCTTGGTGTCGGTGCGGAAGGCGTCATTGATCAGAGCAACCACCTCAGGGCGGGCGCCCTCGGTCCATTCGAGCAGGCACTCGTCGATCAGCGCACGCGCAGCGAGCAGGCGCTCGTCGAACTGGATGGACTCCTGCACGGCCTTCTTGATCATGTAGCGGCCGTCAAAGCTCAACAGCGACACGTTGCCTTTCGTGCCACGGCGCTTGACGCCGTACTCTTCGACGGACATGTCAACGAAGGCGGCGACGTCGCCGAAGGCGCTCATTTTGAACTCGGCCAGTTGCTTGCTCAGGGCCTGGGCCTTGTCGACCAGCTCCAGCACCAGCTTGTCGCGGGCCTGGTCGATGGGCTTGATCATGTCTTCATGCACCAGACGGCGCTGGGCGTCGTACCGGTAGCCGGCAGGAATTGCAGTTGCGTTCATGGGGTTGCTCCTGTTGGTCAATGGAAAGTCAGGTCGATGGGGCTGGTGGGGCGGGCGAAGTCGCGATAGCTGATGGGCTCTGACCAGACCAACTCGACGCCCTGGAACTGCGCGATGTAGCGCGTGCTGCCAGCAGAGGCTTGGCGTTGGAAGCCGGCCACCATGCGCAGCTGGACGAGGCGGCGACCATCCTCCGGCGCGATGGTCAGGCGGTTCACGGCCGGCTCGATGCGGTGCAGGCGGATGCCCATGCGCTGCAACGTGCGGCTGGCTTCGTTGAAGGTCCGCAGGCGCTCGGCAAACTGCGGGGTGAGGACTTTCAGTGGAGCGTTAGTGCTGGGTTGCATCGCTCGCCTCCAGGGCTTTCGCGCAGTTGGGGTTCAAGGGGCAGTGCTGGCATGCGCGCCAGCGCTGCATGGCGTGTGGGTTGTGAGTCGGGGCCCGCATTTCGCGGAACTCTTGGCACTCGACGACGCTGATGCGTGCGTCGAGTGCTGGGCAGTCCAGGGCGCCGAGGGCCTCGACTACGCGGCGCTCGACGGCAGCGGTGGACGGCGACGGGTAGCGGTTGGAGAGCACAAGGCTGACGGCCGAGCGGCTCATGCCGATGCGCTCGCCGGCTCGGGTGCGATTGGTTTGCTGAACCTCGGCGGCAAGCAGGACCACCCAGGCCGGGGGCTGCTCGCCCCAGGCGGACAGGTCGACGCGAGTCATGCGCGCACCTCGCGCACCAGGTCATAGAACGTGCGCAGGGCCGCGATGCCCTCTGACCGCTCACTGTCATCCCGGTGGAACTGGGCAATCATGCGGTCCGCTAACGTGCTTACCGGTCGGCTGGCCGCGCACAGGTCGATCAGCAACCGCTCCAGACGGGCCTTTTCAAGTCGGAGGCCGGCCAGCTCCGAGCTTTCCCCGTCGCCCTTGCTCCACACCACCTGGTCCAGGTTCGGGTCGTAGACCTGCTCGAAAGTGCTGCGCTGATAGACCGGGTGCTGCGGGCCGGTGTAGCGCTGGCGAACCAGGTGATAGCGGGCGGGCTTGCCTGGGGTCCCGTCGGTACGGGTGACGTAGCCGGCGAGGGTCAGCCCCTGCAGGTAGATGCGGGCCGCCTGTTCGGTCATGGTCACGCCGTTGACGCTGGCGTGCTCTGCCGCCTCGGCGGCGCTCATCTCGCCCAGGATGCGCAGCGTGCGCCAGATGCTTTCCACAGCCGGCGGCGGCACGCGCTCGCCGCGCTTGTTGACGCGCGGGGCCTCGGCACCCTCGTCCGTCTCCAGCTTCCACCGGTAGTTGCGTTTGCTCAGCACCTCCAGGCGCTGGACGATGCCGGCCGTGGCCAGGTCGCGCAGGTAGCTATGCACGGCCTCGTCGTCCTGGCCGGAGAGCCGTGCGACGTTGTAGGTGGTCAGGGCCTTCGGATCGCGGGACAGAGAGCGAATGGCCTCCCACATGTGCTGCCTGGGGGCCTTGCCGCCGACCATTGCCAGGTGTACGGGCTTGCGGGCCATGCTCAAGCCCTCCGCGCCGGGGCTTCCCCGGTGAACCAGGGGCGTTTCCCCCAATGGGCCATGCCGAAGCGGCTGACGCCATGGGCCTGGGCCTCGGTGCTGATGCGGTAGAGGTTCACAGCGGCACGGCGCAGGCAGCCGCGAGTCTTCTGACGCAGGTCGTCCAGCAGCTCGTCCTCGATTTCCAGGCTTGGATAGGTGGCGCTGGCCAACGTGCGCAGGTCGTCCAGGGTGGCCGGCTGTGCTGGCACCCATTCCAGGACGCGGTTGTGCAGGCGCTCCAGCTTTGCCAGGCTGCCGGGAACGCGCTCTTCACCGATCAGCACGATGGTGCCTTGGCTGGCGTTGTAGATATCGGTGATGACGTTCGCGACAGCCTTGTCCAGCAGGTACTGGGCGTCATCCACCAGCAGCGGGCGGCCCGAGCGCGACAGTTGCTCGGCGACCTGGTCGACCATCTCGCTCAGGGTGCGGCTGGGGGCCAGGCCCATCTCACGGAGGATTGCGAGCAGGAAGGCCTTTTTCGACCAGGTATCGCGGCACTCGACGTAGTAGGCGCGGTGCATGTTGGCGGCGAAGGCGGCGCTTACCGACTTGCCCAGGCCGGAGGCCCCGTACATGACGACCAGGCCGGGCAGGCCCAGCGGACGCTGCATTGCGCGGTCGATGGCGCTGGACAGCAGGCCGACGTTGGTCAGAGGGGCAATCATGGACTTACTCATTGCTTCACTCCTTTGGCCGCTCTCCGGCGGCCCGTTTGTTAAGCGGTAGCGGTGGCGGCGAACTCGAAGACGCGGCGCACGGACGCCAGGTCCGGGTGCTTGGCGTAACTCTCCAGCCATTGGGATTCGGCAGCGGTCAGGGGCTCGCCTGCATCGCGGCGGGCGGCAAGGCGGTTCCACAGGTGGTAGCGGGACATGCGGTCGTCGGGCAGCGTGAAGACCGGTTCCGCGGCTGCCAGCCGGGCGGCCACCTGGCGCGCATCGGCCAGTTGTTCCGGTGCCAGCTCGGCGCTGGGCTGTCCTTGCGGCAGCACGCGGATTTCCACGTCCTGGCCGGTCAGCGTCTTGGCCTTCTTCACCAGGCGCGCCAGTTGGCCGCGCTCGCGCTTGTCGGCTGCCTTCTCCAGCAGGGACGCCGGCATCGCCGGAGTGGCGTTGCCATCGAGCAGAGCCTCCCCGATAAGCTCGCCGTCCATGTCGTAAACCCACACCCGGCTGGCGTCGCGGAAGTCGTAGGCAACGCGGACCTGTTCGCCGTGGATGTCACGCAGGGCGTCCAAGAAGTAGATGTTGCCGCTGAAGCGGACCTCGCCCCGGTTGGTGGTGCGGACGACCTGCGGTCGCGTCACGCTGGCAACGATGTCGGCCGATGCCTGCAGAGGCTCCCAGCCTTCGGCGATAGCGGACTTCCAGGCCTCCATGGGCGATTGGTGTCGCATCAGGCCGGTGGCGATGTCGCGGACCTTCCGAAGCCCGCGGTGCGGAGCGTGGTTGTAGGCGTCCAGGGCATCCTGCAGCTTGGCGAAGAAGGTGCCGAACTCGGGAATCTGAGTGGGGGTGATGCCTTCTGCCAGTTGCTTGCGGGACAGGCGATGGACACGGGTAGCGGCTTCATTGTCCATGTCCGCGCCCATGTAGCTGTCGAAGTCCTTCGCCAGTCGCACCAGGATGGTCCGGTGCGCCCGCTCGATAACGCCCCGCGCCTGGGAGTTGTACGGTAGGGAGTGCGTGATTTCGCCACCCAAGCGGTCGTTGACCTCGTAGACGTCGGCGTTATCGAAGCCGCCGCCGTTGTCGACGTACAGCACCTTGTACATGCCGCAGCGGCTGACACCGTCGCGCAGCGTGTCGAGTGTCGCCAGCGTCGACTCGGCCAGGTTGACGGAAAAGCCCGTGATCCGGCGGGTTGCCCAGTCGATGACCAGGGTGATTTCCGGGCGGAAGATTTGCCCCGTCAGCGGGTTGATGATTTCCGCGTCGAACGTGTGGCCGTCCGCCACCCACACGTCGTTGGGCCACAGCTGATGGGCCTGACGGCGCTTGAAGGGCTGTAGCGCTTTCAGCTCGCGGCTGCCCATGCGGCCCTGCTCGCGAGCCTCCGGGCTCAACTTGGCGAGGAAGCGGCGCACGGCATGAATGCTCGGGCAGCCGGGGTTCTCGGCGGCGAACGCTGCATAAGCCGCTTCAACGCTCGGCTTCTGCGGGCGCTGGTAGTGCTTGAGGAAGACCGGCGCCCAGCTCGGAATGCTCATGTTGGGCTTGCGCCGCACGGGGGCCAACGCAATCTCGCCGTGCTTGCGGTAGTCCGCCAGCCAGCGCTTGAGTGTGCGCTCGCTCAAGGTGCGGTCGGGCGTCTTGCGGTCGTTTGCGCGCTCCACCTGGCCGGCCAGGTAGGGGCTGAGCTTGCTGTCACGGGCCAGGCCGACAAGCGTCAGGATGGCCCGCTGCTGGCTGACCATCTGGCTCATGCGCTCGATCTCGCGAATGATGGCGATACGCGCGGTCATGACCTCGCGCTGATCATCGTTCAAGCGTGACGCGGAAATGCCGTCACGCTTAGGCGTAATGAGCGCGTGCGGGGCAGTGGGTTGCGGAGCCTGCTGCGGCTCTTCCTGCTGCACCAGGCGGGCCAGCAGGGCGGCCTGGGTTTCGGCAGGGAGGACGGCGAAGGAGAACTCGCGTCCGCCTCCTTGAGCAAGACGCAACTGAGCCTCCCAACCCTCTCGCCTTGCACGGTGATTTACACCTTGAACGGTTCCAGGAAGGCCCGGTAAGCCTGCCAGCTCTTGCGCAGTAAACCACTTACGCATGGGGCACCTCGCCGGCAGAGTGGGCTTCGATCAGGGCTGCGCCGAGGTTGAGCGCTGCAGTAAGCAGCCATTCGCTGGCGGTCTTGTCGTCTTTCAACGCCGCAACAGGCGGGCACTGTTGGACGTAGTTGTGGTATTCGGTCGCGTTGCGCAGATCGTCGAGCAGCGCCTGAGGAATACGATTCATGGGCGATCTCCCAGCAGGCGTCCGCGCCGGGCTAGTTCGTAGTCGCTAATGGTTGCGATGCCGTGATCATCTGCGCCGGACAAGCCGATCCATTCAGGGTTAAACAGGCGGTTGACAGCCGGACGCCCCTTGCCTTGGGCAGGAGTACGGCCCTCGAAGCGGGCGCGATACTCACCGGTGCCAAAGGCTTCGCGAATCAGCAGCCAAGTACCTGGCTTCAAGTGCGACGGCCTCATGCCCCACCCCCCAGATGGCGCCGCAGTTCGCGTGCCTTTCGAGTCGCTTCCTCGCGGATGCGCTCTTGCCGGCCCAACTCGGCCAGCAGCGCGTCGCGGCCGTAGGCGACTCGGCCGCCTCGGATTTCAACGAGAAGGTCAGTCAGGCGATGGGTGCCGCAGACCTGTTCCAGTAGCGCAGCTCTATAGAACGGCAGGTTGTGGTCAACGCGGGCCGGGGACGACCACGCGTCGAGCATGTGCTTGCTGATGTCCTCGCCGGAGGCGCGGGACATTTGTGCGGCGATGTCGCAGCGCTGCAGGCCTGCCAGCTTTGCACCGTCCAGAATCTCGCTAACGATTTCGCTGACCTGCACCCGGAAGTCGCAAGAGCTGACAGCTACGGGCTGGGGAACATCGAACTCAATATTCAGGGTGCGGTCGTCTTTT